GAACAGTTCATCACCGACATCCAGAAGCACGACTACGAGGTGCGCTTCTACTGCGAGTTCTGGCTGGGCGTCGGCTTCCTGCTCGGCGAAGCCGTGTTCGCCATTGTACCGGACGGCTACGACCCGAAGGCTGCGATCTCCTCGACGCGCGAAGGTGCCACGGGCAAGTGGATCTCCTCCAAGGTCGAAGACAATCAGGAATCCGACCCCAGCCCGGAGAATCCGGAGGAAAGCAACGACCCCGAAACCATGTAAACACCAACAGCTATGCCTTACACAAAGAAAGCAATCGGGCGCCCGGCCGGAGGAGCCGGGAACCCGTCCCCGAAAAATCCGCACATCCTTATCTTCGACATGGATGACGTCGAGACCTATCCCGTCCGGGAGGTCGGCGTCACGATTGCCGATGACGGATTCAAACTGAAAGAGGGTGCGAAACTCCAGCCCGTATACGCGACACCCGACAGCATCGAGCTCCTTCAGGAAGCCGAAGGCGAGGCGGATGCCCGCGGCTACAAAAAGGGCGTGAAGTTCGCACATCCCGGAACCTCTACGGACATGGAGGACTTCACCGAGTACAACACCAACCGCAACCTCGGCGCCATCGTCCGCGGTTGCGACGGCAAGGGCGCCAAGATCGTCGGCTCGCCCTGCAATCCGCTCTCGCTGAAGTCCGAAACCCAGGACACAAAGGAAGGTGCCAAGAACACCATCACACTCCAGCAGGATGTCCGTGACGAGTTCCGCATCCTTACCTACACGGGAGAACTGCCCGAAGTGATGGACGAACCGGCCAAACCCGGAGAAACCCTCTGACGCCATGGCAAAGGATCATTCCCAGGAACGTAAAACCCCGGAAGCAGGAGCAATTCCCGCTTCCGGGCCCGTTCCCCAGCTCGGGATTTCCATCGTTGTACTCGGCTCGGCCGAGGCTCTGCCCCTGCTGACAAAAGTATGGGAGCAGAAAGCCGTCGGAGCCATTATCATCCCCGTCGAAATCGGTGAAGGTCCGTTCTCCGAAGTCATCGACCGGGTGATAGCCAACGACGACATCCCCGACCCGTTCATCATCGTCCCGGCGAACTGCTTCCCGACGCACCGCGTCAATCTCGCCGACCTCACGGCTTATCGCGTCCGCCGCATGAAACCGAAGCCGGACTCCGACAAATGGGTGGTAACACCCTGCACGGGGCTTCCGTTCCTCGTCGAAGCAACAGCCGTGCTCCAAGCCCTCGAAAAACTCGGCGACACCTACACCGAAGAGGAGTTCCTCGAAGTGTACAACGGTATCGCCCACCCCGGAGAGCTGCCCGAGGAAATCGGCATGACTTTCGGCAACACCGTGAGCTATGCCGTACGGTGTCCTGAGTGCATGGGAACCGTCGCCGAGGCACTCATCCGAAAGCGTTTCATCTGCGCCTACGGTGAAGGCTTCGCCGCCATCAAAAGCCGACTCGCGCTACTCGTAAAGGATGAATGATAGCTTGACGGCGGAAATCCGCGCATGGTTGAGAGCAGGAGCCGAGGTCACAGCCGGCCTCCTGCTCTTTTCTCAATTCAGCAACAACACCCGATTCGCGTCACTCGTCAAAATAAAGCCCGCGAAATACCGGCCCTTGCTGATTGAAAAATTGTGCACCCTGGCCGGCATAACACCCCCAAGCGAAGAGGCACGCCCTGCGCGACGAAGATTCCGCGACGATTTTCCCTTCCTCCGGGCTCCGGATTGTCCGCCCGAGTTAAAAATCCTCGCTGCGGATAAAATCACAGCACACGAACGGTATATCCAGGCACACGAACGGCTGTTCGACTGCACAACACTCAACGAGTGTTACACCACCGCCCGGGAGGCCATCGAGAACTTTCAGGAAAACCGCGCGATATTCCAGGAACTCGACTACTATCGAGAACATGGTGCGATACTCGGCAAACATCGGATTTTCGAGTACCTGCGCCAACGGCAACAACTCCACGGACTGAACATCGTGGAGCTGCTCGCCGAACAACGGCGCCTACGGTCGGCAATCTGGCGCATCAATGACGAAATCAAAAAAGGGACAAAACCCTACCTGCAAGCCGAGCGGGAAAAGCGCCGACACCAAAAGGAGACACTTCTGGCTGAAGTGGATAAACTCATAGACGCCTACACCAATGCCCAAACAAATCTACGAGCGAAATAGAATCGGGGACACCTTAACCCGTGAGCAAATCGAAGAACTCCAGCAATTCGGGGCCTTAGAGTGGGAACCGCGTGACATGGCCATCTATTTCAGCTTCGACATCGCCCAATTCACCGCCGAATACAACGATCCCGAGAGCATCGTCACGCTGGCCATAACCCGCGGACGCCTGCAAGCGTTGGCAACGATTAATAAGAAACTGCTCAGCAACGCTGAAGCCGGCGACCTGCCGGCTATCAACCACCTCGAAAAAATCCGGCGCGAAAAGTCGTTCAAAACCTCGAAACTCGACATATTCGGCACTTTCGACAACGAGAAAGCCTTTCGCCGCGTCTACGAGTACATGGCAGAAGGCCGCACGAATGATCTCTCGAACAACGAAAAGCTATTTCTCGACCTGCTCTCGATCATCAACTCCATAGATCGCCAGGTGGGCAAACGAGCTGCGATCAAGTTTCTGACCCAGCAACTCGGATATAGTTACGACCGGGCCGTGGACTATTATAACCAGGCCGACGCGCTGTTTTACTCCAATCGGAACACGACCAAGGAGGCCCTCCGGAATAAATATGCCGAACTGCTCGAAGATTTGGCTCACGCTGCGAAGAACGTAGCAACGACTCCTAAAGACTACGAAGCCGTCAGCGAGATCATTGCCAAGGCTGCGAAAATCCGCAAACTCGACGAGCCCGAAATCCAACGACTGCCGCCGCAAATGTACATGCGACCCTTGCGCGTGTTTTCGCTGACGACCGATGTGATCGGCCTCCCGCCCGTGAACCGCCAGGAGATCAACGACCAGATTCAGCGACTCAACATTCCGGAAGCAACCAAGAGCCGTCTCCGCAGGGAGTCGCTCATAGAGGACGTGGACATCATCGAAATTCTGAACTATGGGAAACAGAGCGAAAATTAAAGGGCCTGAGAAGAAAGCCTATGTCGATCTCCAGTTTATGAACTGGCTCGCCCAATTCTGCGCGATGGTCATGCCCCGTAAACTTCGGCTCGTCGCCGGACGAGGTTCGGCCAAGACGACCGAAATACAAGTCGAACGGCTGATAGAAATGGTCTACGACATGCCGGGGGCCCCGGTGGCATGGGTGGCCGATACCTTCGCCAACCTCACGGCGAACGTCCTGCCGATGGTATTCGAGGCCCTCGAACGCAAAGGGTTCCGCGATGGCGTCCACTACGCCGTAGAGAAACAACCGCCAACTTTCACGGAAAAGGAGTGCGCCGACCTCCCGGAATGGCTCAAACCTTATTTCTGGAAGCCCTATAACAAAATCATCTCCTACAAGCGGACAATCGTATTCTTCACCGGGCTGAACATCACCTTCGGCTCGCTCGACCGCCCGGCGTCCCTTGCCGGACGCTCCTATGTCCATGTATTCGGCGACGAGGTGAAATATTTTGCCGAGGCCAAGATCGGCAACCTCCTCAAAGCCCGACGCGGCTACCGCCTGCAATTCGGACACTCCCCTTTCTATCTGGGTGAAACTTTCACGACCGACATGCCCAACACCGGCAATACCGGCGAATACGACTGGATTTTCAAAGGGGCCGAGGAGATGGACCCCGAGACCTTGCTTCTCGTATGGAAAACAGCCGCCATAGCGAACGACGCCGTGCAAGAGTATATCGCCGCCAAAGAAAAGTTCTACCACACGCAGTCCGATGCCGACCGCCAAGAATATCTGAACAAATACAAAACCGCGAACCGCTGGATGGAACGCTGGTACAATCTCCGCCACCACGAAAAGGCTCAGAGCATGTTCCTAATCGTTTCGAGTTACGTCAACGTCGACATTCTATCCCCGCAATGGTTCGCCGACGCGCTCGCCTCGCAGCTCTCCGACGTCAACGCCGCCATCTTGTCAATGCCGCCCCGCATCGAAAAGGGGCAGCAATTCTATCCCAACCTCGGCGAACGGCATTTCTACACGGACGGGAACCTCGCAGCCGTGGAGGATACGCTCGGGTTCCACGACGCCGAGGACTGCCGTCTGCTTCGCCACCTCAATCCCAACCGGGCAATCGACATGTCGATGGACTTCGGCAACATGCTCTCCATGCTCATAGCGCAGGACGACGGGCGCGTGTTGCGCGTCCTCAAAGAGTTCCACAGCCTCCCGCCTGAGTGGGTGCGCGAACTGGCCGACAAGTTTCTGCATTTCTTCGCGCCTCACAAACACAAGGTCGTTAAATTCTACTACGACCGAAGCGGCAACAACTACAAAGGAAGCAATCAATCTATGGCCGTTCAAATCAAAGAAGCCATAGAACGAAACGCCACGGGATCGCCTACCGGCTGGCGCGTACAACTCATGTCACTCGGCCAGGCGAATATTCCCATGTCCGACGAGTATATCTTCATGCAAGAGCTGATGACCGGACACAACCCGCGCCTGCCCCAGTTGCAGATCGACGCTATACATTGCCGCAATCTCAAAGCGTCGCTCGAACTGGCTAAGACGACCGTAGACTCGAAAGGCCGCATCGGCAAGGATAAAAGCGCCGAGAAATCCTCCGACCACAAGCGTCTCGTCACATCCACCAACTTCTCGGATGCTTTCAAATATATGGTGATGCGCAAGGAGTGGGTCGTCATCGTCAAACGAGATATCGGCCGCGGGCTCCCCGGCGGCACGGCCGGCGACGTCTCCGTACGATAGGCATTCTATTTTCGATGCACTTTTTTGCATCTTCACAAAAGTTCACTATATTTGTGATGTCTAACATTTTCATCGAAGGCGGATGATGTCCGTCTGATATACGGGCATTTTTTTGTGCGTGTATAATTTGTGGTTTCGTACCCCCGTGCCGGACGGTTAATGCCCCGGCAAGCCTTCGATGGTGTTAGACAGCGGGAAAGACGAAACCACTTTTTGTTTAACAGTTTAATGTCTAAACCATCGAAGCATGAAAAACAACCTCAATTCGCTGCGCCAAGCGCAGCAGACCCGCAGGAACCGGGAGTTCCTGCGCAACACGAACTCCGGAATCCGGGCAATGGTAAGACAGTATCACCAACTCCACCGAGCCAAAGCCGAAATCGCCGAAGCGGCCAAATGGCTCCGCCATCGCCACGACGAACGCCAAGAGCCGAACAATCTGGAAACACACATGCGCGTGGATGAACTGCTCCATGGCATGCTCCAAGACTATCAACAGCTAATCGGTAGCTACTACATCCGTCGAATCACAAAAGCCGAAAGCAATGAATAGGCCGACATCCGGGGAAACGGCTGCCAAACTGGCAGCCAACCCCAAACTCATACGAGCTTACCAATGCGTGCGCGAAGCTGCTGAATGCCTCGACGATTACATCAGCGACGACGCACCGAAGTCTGGATCTCAGAAAGGGGAATTGGTTTGGACTGCGTTCCGTGAACTCGACGGAGTGCTTCCGAACTTCTGGTCGAATCTATCCGAAATGATCGTCGCCGACATCAACGCGAACATGAACGAGAAAAACGGGTTATGAAAATGACAATTCAGATGCGATGTTTGAGTTCCAATAAAACACGGCCATCCTAACCATCGGCTCCGAAATATTCAACTCTATGTACGCGCCCCACCTCCCGGTGGGGCATTTTCTTTCGGAGAGGGACGTGTCATATATCACCTTTTCGAACCCGTGCGATTGCAAACGAAGAAGAGGGCGGGGCGGGCTTCGGTTTCACATCGTGAAGCGTTTTTTTCGTCGAAACCGCAGAACAAATTGATTTATAAGCACAAATATAAAATATCACTCGAAAAAGGTCGCAAAATCGGGATTTTTGAAGCTGAAAACGGATTTTTCAACCCGCAAAACGGGCAAAAAAAGGGAGGGAATAACGCCTTCCCTCCCGAAAGTGGATCAAATTCGTCGGCTCTCGCCTGCGGATTCAACCCTATGTACAGGGACAAAATTACGAAAAAATATACCCGAAACAATAGCGGATTCACATTTTTTGTCCTTTATCCCACACCACCGCACCGCTATTTTTGCCGTATGGAACTATTCGATGCCATACGACGCATGCGGGAACTCTCGCGCAAGAACGAAACCTTCAGTTTCTCGTTCATGTCCTACAATAGTTCCGCCGGCCGGAGCGAGGGAATCGTCGAGGTACGCCACGCCCGCCTCCGAGCCAGGGCACAGGACACGCACCACCGCCATGCCGAAATCATCGAAGAATACATCGACATCGACACCGGCCGGGCACGTCATTTCTACCAGCCCCTTCTGATGTCGTTCAACGGAGAGAAAGTCTACGCATGAAAACGAAAATACATAAAATTTCCCCTTCGTCATTTGTCGTGGAAGCCGGACAAATGGCCTATTCAATTTCCACCGGACGAAGCTATGGCGGCGACATGACGATATTCAACGCCGCACGCAATCCGAACTGGGAGTACTCCTACCAGAATGTCATGGGCAAGCGTATCGTGGCCTTCGGCCCCGGGAACGACATGCCCGTCATGGTGCGCGATCTGGTGCAGGACAATAACCTCGCGCCCGGGATTCTCCAACGGCAGAAAGGTCTGCTCTACGGGCAGGGAGCATTTCTCTACCGGCACCGAGTGAAAGACGGCCGCATTATCCGCGAATACGATGACGATCCGAACATTTCCGCATGGCTCCGCTCCTGGGACGCCAAACGGTTCATCGAAAAAGCGCTGGTCGATTACCTCCACCTGCAAGGATTCTTCGCCTTGCACATCCTCGAACGCGGTCAGCGCCTCGGCGACCGTCTCGGCCGCAAACCCCGCATCGCACGCCTTCAATTCGTCAAGGCAACGAACGCCCGCCTCGAATGGGCCGAGAGCCGGCAACTGGAAGATGTAAAGCACATTTTCGTCGGAGACTTCGAAAACGATTGCCTCACATCAGGTGTGAGGACTTTCCCCGTGTACGATCCGTTCGACCCGGGAAAATATCCCGTGTCGGCATCGTACAACTATTCCTATTCGTTCGGTCGCAACTTCTATTCGACACCGGCCTTCATGGGGGCGATCCGATGGATATTGCGCGGTTCCGACATCCCCACGATATTCCGATACGTTACCGACAACGGACTCAACCTCGCATACCACATCCACTCGCCGGCTCTCTACTGGGAGCGCAAAAAAGACGTATTGCGTGAAAAACACCCGGATGCCCAGGAAACGGAACTCGACGCAATGGTCGCCGTGTTGAAAGACAAAATCATGGGTACAATTACCGAAGTGCTCTCCGGCAAGAAGAATGCGGGCAAATTTTTCGAATCCATCGACTTTTACGATCCCGACGGGAACCTCTGCACATGGAAAATAGAAGCCGTAGACCAAAAGATCAAGGATTTCGTCGAATCGCAGCTTAAAATCGGCGAAGCGGCGAATTCCGCGATCACCTCGGGCATGCAACTCCACCCATCGCTCACGAACATCATGGTCAACGGGAAACTCGCCTCCGGATCGGAGATGCTCTATGCGCATCAAATTTACAAACTCTCCGACGTGGCGATCCCCGAAATGGTCATCCTTGACCCCATTAACCAGGCGATCCGTTTCAACTTTCCCGAAACAGATCTCCAGCTCGGATTTTACCACCAGAGCCTCATGACGCAGGAGGAAACAGCCCCAGAAGATCGAATCCGAAACAATTAGAACCATGATTTTCAATAAAGACAATGACGGCGCCAAGGAAATCCAGACTCTCGTCGGCACCTATTTCCAGAGCAACGACTTCGCAGTCATCGAATCGGAAATAAATTCCGCAAGCCGGACCATCCGAAAACTCATCGGACCCGGAATTTTCGACCGGGCTGAGAAATACTACCGGACACCGGAGTTCACTGCACAAGACGGCGGGATCGACTCGCAGCTCGTAACTGCGATACAAACAGCCATCGCACAGCTCGCCATGGTGCGCTTCTACCAACAGAACATCCTTTCGCACGAGGACGGCGGCCGCAAAGTCAAAATCCACGAAGAAAGCGAAAAAATGCCTTGGCAATGGCAGTACGACCGCGACGACCAGGCTTTACTCGACAAATACTACCGTTCGCTCGATGAACTCTACACCTTTTTGGAGGAGGAACAGATCGAAGAATGGAAGACCTCCCCGCTCCGGCAAAAACTCGCCGAGTGCTTTATCAAAGACCTCGACACCTTCCAGGCTGTATTCCCGCTCGAAGATTCACCCCGCATGTTCTATATCCTCGTGCCGTTCATGCTGGAGGCGCAAGACCGCATTATCCGGCCTATCGTTGGCGAAGAAGCATTCGAACGCATGAAGGCCGGCGACATCGGCGAGGATTTGGCCGAGCAATTTGCAACCGCGAAACTCTGCATCCCCCTCTATGCCGTCATTACCGCGGTGAAACGCATGTCGGTCAAGATTCTGCCGACGATGATCGTGCGCCGATTCTCCGACTCTTTCCAAGGCGGCCGAGGCGGCAATATCGACGATGCCGCAACACGAAAACTGCTCTGCACATTGGAGCAAGAAGCCACCGACGCGAAAACAGAACTTCAAAAAGCCGTGACCAACCGCCGAAATCCGGCACGGCATGTCGCACTCTTGCCGGATAACGATCCGTCGAAAAAATACTGCTTAACCTGATGAACCGCATTGAAATACCCGAAGCTGGAATTGCGGTCAACATTCCGTCCTCCTACGCCGAGATGACCCGACCGCAACTCTTCCACGTCATGCGGCAATTTCACGCACTCCAATGCGGTCGCATATCTCTCACGGAGTTCCGGATACGTGTGCTTTACAAACTCGCCGGAATAAAGCGTACCGTGCGCAGCATCGTCTGGGAACGCCTGCATCCGGCCGCAGCACATCGTCGAGCGGAGAAAGTAGTACTCCTGGCCGAAGAACTCCTCGGGTTCCTCTTTTCAACGAATAACGACGAACTCCTCCCCGCATTCGACTGTTTGGAGAACCACTTGCCAACCCTGCGCATAGGATGGCGCCGGTTGGTCGGCCCGGCTGACGCCCTCATGGATATTTCATTCGAAGAGCTGATCGCGGCCGACGCCGAACTGACGCTCTATACAGCAACTAAGGACTCCCGGCACATAGACAACCTGCTCGCCACGCTCTACCGCCGCCCCGGACCACAGCAACCGGCCGGCCGGCGAGTCGAACCGCTCGACATCGACCGCACGGAACGCACCGCCCGCATCTTCCGGTTTGTGCCATCCTGGAAAAAACATCTGTTCCTGCTCTGGTACGCTGCATGCGTCGATAACCTCCAGCGCGGCACCTTCACGATCAACGGCCGCGAGGTATCATTTGCGCCGCTGTTTAACGACAACGAGCCCCCCGGGAAATCACTCGGATGGCTCGGGACATTGTTCAACATGGCCGAGCGCCGAACCTTCGGCGACATGAAGGAGACATCCGCGACAAACATAATCGACGTGCTTCTCCTATTACTCAATGACAAATACAACGCCGACAATGCTCGAAAAAATCACAAGACTGATTAAGTACTGCCGAAACATCCACGAAGGCATGACCGATGTTCCGGCGCCTTTCCTCGTGGCAAACGAGGACCAAGGAACGCTCGTGCTCAACTCTCCCAAACGCGAACCTCGTCAAATCGTGATCTCACTCCCGGAGGCAACGCTCACCGGAGACTGCGATAACATCAAAGGGCCGCACACGCTCATCATCTTCGTTCTCGAAAAAGGTAAGGAGCAAACACGCACGCAGGAACAAACCGACTGGCTCTATCTGGAAACTCTCAATGTCTTGCAAGCCTTGCTCACCAAATTTATCAACGATATATGCGGAGCGAACATCTCCGGGCCATGCCCCCTACTGAGAGGAATGGAGTTCGTCGAAGCAGTAATCCTGCCGGAAGCCGGACGGTTCGGCGGATGGGACGGATGGGCCGCGACATTAACACTCCGGTAAACTACCCGATACAGACGGTAATTTGAAGCGTTCCGGGTTCCGAAACGCTTTTTTCATATATTTTCTTGCAAAATCCGTGGGGAAGAGGTATTTTTGAATTCACAAAGTAAAAGCGACCTTGCAGGTTTCAATAAGGGCCTTAAAAACCTATAAATTAACCTTATCTCTTTTGATTTTCACAAATATAAAACCTAACCCAATGCAACCAAAGTATTCCGTATTAAATGTAAAATATGCTGATTACACCCCAGATATGGTATATCGAATAGAGATTTTATCTATTAATGGAGACCAGCAAGAACTATTTCAATCTGTTATCAATCCCGAGGCGCCAATCTTCGATTACGGAATCCCCGCAGAATTTGGCATAACTGCAGAGGATATACAAGTAGCACCATCATATCCTGATTTGTATGAAAAAATTTCATCCAACCTCTCCGGACAAATTATATTTCATCATACCGCCAGTAGTTTGATTGCCTTGCGCGCATTGGCAGAACGATACGGTCTGGAAGTTCCTAACGCCACATATATCAACAGTGAAAAAATTGTACGCCGTATATGGCCAGAGTGTTTCCAAAAAGGCTACGGACTACGTAGCATGCAACAATTACTGAATATTTCTTCGGATTTATCGCCATCCGAAACAACAAACGAAATTCTCAATCAAGCTTCAACGAAAGCCCAAATCGGCATTGACGGGTTGATTGATATTGCCAACAGGCCTTACCCTCATCATCACGGGGCATCGCATCTTCAAACCGTCGAAGGTAATTCTGATGGCCCATTATTCGGTGAAACAATCGTTTTCACAGGATCACTCGACCGCCCTCGTTCGGAATTGCGCGATATGGTCGTCGAATTGGGCTGTACATTCGCCGATACATTAAACAAGGACACAACAATCTTAGTAGTCGGAAACTACAACAATCCGACAGTTCTGACCACCGGAAAAAGTGGTAAACTCACCAAAGCAGAAAAATATAATAGAGAAGGTAAGGCCAATATCGAAATTTTATCTTCTGATAGTTTTTATCGAATGCTCTCTGAATTTATCACGATTGATGAATAAGAAATTGCTCCGAAAATCGGAGCAATTTCTTTGTTTTATATGAAAATATAGTTATATTTGTGATGCTAAACCATATTACAAGTGCGGATGACGCACCAAGTAGGTGCTTTTTTTGTGCCTATACATAATTTGTTCTACAGCGGTATTTCACCCCGTGCCATTGCCGTAATAGCGTTGGCAACACACTTGTAAAGTGGTTTAGCAGCGGGTCAGAGAAATGCCGCTGTTTTCATTTCTCAAAAATGCTAAACCACATGAAAAACAACCTCAATGCGCTGCGCCAAGCGCAGCAGACCCGCAGGAACCGGGAGTTCCTGCGCAACACGAACCCCGGAATCCGGGCAATGGTAAGACAGTATCACCAACTCCACCGAGCCAAAGCCGAAATCGCCGAAGCGGCCAAATGGCTCCGCCATCGCCACAACGAACGCCAAGAGCCGAACAATCTGGAAACACACATGCGCGTGGATGAACTGCTCCAGGGCATGCTCCAAGACTATCAACAGCTGATCGGTAGCTACTACATCCGTCGAATCACAAAAGCCGAAAGCAATATTGTAGAGCGCGGATTGGGAGGGAAATTACATATCGACGTTCAATTGTAATATGATACTACTCGCAATAGGAATATTGATTTTTCTTGGGGCCTGCTATATTGGAGCCCTGCGTGAAAAAAACGGATGGTGAGATAATGCCATGCCGATTCTAAGCTCTATTTTTGTCCTTTAATGGTCGCCTTCGGGCGGCTATTTTTGTTGCAAAACGAATGAAATGGCATCACTCGTCGAGCAACGATTCGTAGAAGAAATTCTCACATCCGAAGGCGCCCGCCTTCTGAAAAATCAAGGAGCTGCGTTCGCTGCACGGCTCCACTTCCACACTAAACGCATTCTGGAACACCGCCGGACCGAAGTTTCGGCCGCCGACGGATATTCCGGCAAACTGGCCGTCTCCCACACCGCATACCAACGTTTTCTCGACCTCAAAGCCATGAAGTACGGCTCGAAAGTCGTGCGCCGCAACCGTAAAATCCACAATCGGTTCATCTGGGGACATTTCAACTCCATCGCCGCACGCCTCGCCAACGACCTCACTCCGGATGTCGCCGCACGCATTCGTGCTGAACTCGAAAACAAATAACGCATGGCAAAGACACTCAAAGAGGAAAACCTGCGCCTTAATATCATCGTCAACGGCGATCCCGCACGCAAGGAAATCCTGCAACTAACCCGCAACAGCCGCGACTTGCGAGCCGAAAACGAACGGCTCCGGGCAGAACAGAAGAAACTCCGCACCGAAGGCGGCGCAAACAAGGCCCGCATCGAGGAGATCTCCGCCGCGCTCAAACGCAACAACGAGACGATCAAGGCCAACGAAACCCGGGTAAAGCAGCTCCAATCCCAAATGAAACTGACCTCGATGACGACCTCCGAATTGAGTCAGAGACACGCCGAACTGCGGAATGCCATGCGCAACGTCGTACCCGGAACGCCACAATGGCGACAACTGCGAAACGAATTGCAGGCCGTGACGAGCCGCATGGCGCAACTTCGCGCCGAAACTGCTTCAACCGAAGGCGTCATGTGCCGCATGGCTTCTCGGGTCAATAAGTATATCGGAACCGTAACGGCTACCTTCGCCTCATTCGCAATGGTCGGTTCGGGCCTTCACAAAACGATACAGACCTATTCGGGACTGGACGAAGCAATGTCGAACGCCCGCAAGACCACCGGCATGACCCGCGAGGAGGTTGAAGAACTGAATGAGAGCCTGGGCAAAATAGACACCCGCACCGCCCAGGAGGAGCTCCTCTCTCTGGCTCGCATCGGCGGCAAACTGGGCATCGCCAAGCAGGACATTGAAGGCTTTACCCGCGCGGCCGACATCATAAAAATTTCGCTCGGCAAAGACCTCGGGGATAACGTCGAAACAACTATCGGCCAGATCGGGAAACTCGTCAATGTATTCCAACTCAATAAAGAGTTCGGCATCGAGCAGGGCATGATGAAAACAGCAGCGGCGGTGAACGAACTCGGCAAATCATCGACAGCCAACGAAGCCAACATCGTCGAGTTCATGCGCCGCGTGGGTGGTGTCGGCTATTCGGCGAAAATGTCCCTGGCCAACATCGCCGGTCTGGGCGCCACTCTCGACGACCTCGGGCAGACGATGGAGGTGGCAGGAACATCCATGTCGCAAGTCATCACCGGCATGTTCCGCCGCACGGATGCCTTCGCCGCCGCCGCAAAGATGAACGTCAAAGACTTCAAGAAGTTGATGGTCGAGGATATGAACGAGGCGCTGATCCGAATGGCTGAGGGAATGGGCTCCGATGGCGCCGCCATGGCGGAAATCGTCGCAGCTCTCGACTCGCTCAAACTGGACGGTACCCGAGCGACGGGAGTTCTTACAGCCTTGGCCCAGAACACCGACAAACTGCGCCAGCAACAGGAAATTGCCAACCGAGCCTTCGAGGAGGGAACCTCGTGCCTTCAGGAGTTCAACATCATGAACAACTCGGCTGAAGCAATCGCCGAAAAGCGGAAAAAGCAAATCACAGCCGAGGCGGCCGCCCTCGGAAAATCCCTGCTCCCGGCCTACTACGAATCCCTCTCGGCACAAGCATCGCTTATCAAAGCCTCCCGCATCCTCATTGAGTGGCTGATAAAGAACAAAGGGGCAATCCTTGTACTGATCGCGGCATACGTCTCTTACGCGGCAGCCGCGAAGATTAAGGAAAAGTGGGACAGCATACTCCTCGCCCGAAAAAAATTACTGGTGACATGGAGCAAAGCGCACCAAATTGCGCTCATGCGCGAGGCCCTGGTAATGAAGGAAGGAACAGCCTCGACAAAACTGATGGCCGCGGCGCAACTTCTCCTCGCCGGGAACCTGCGGGCCGCAGGTCTCGCCTTCAAAGGGTTCTTTGTATCTATGGGCCCCATTGGCTGGGCCACGCTCGCCATGTCCGGATTGGCAAGCGCCATCGCGCTATTCTCCAGCCGGACCAGCGCAGCGGCAAAATTTCAAAAATTATTGTCTGGCCACATGCGCTCTGCCGCGACGGAAGCCGCAACAGAGCGCACCGAACTCGACCGGCTGAAAGGGAAACTGGAAGGCTGCAAAGTAGGAACGAAAGAGTACAACGACACGAAGCAGGAGATCATAGACAAATTCGGCAAATACGATAGCACGCTGAAGAATGAAACTTTAACCGTACAAACCCTTCGGGATAAATACGACTCGCTGACGACCGCTATCATGCAGAGCGCCAAGACGCGGCAGTACAACAAATTCGTCGAAGCCCAGCAAACCGCCTTCGATGAACAATTTAGCGATATATCAGACAAACTCTGGGAAAAACTCAACGACCAATACTACACCGAGAAGGCATCGAAATATTACAGCCAGATTATGAATGCCTTCTTCGGCGGGCAATCTCTCGACGCCTGGCTTACAACTGGTTCTGCAGGAGTTCAACGATTAGTTCGCCAGTTACAAAAATTGCGCGATGCACAAAATGCAGTCAGCGAAACGGCCCGGAATCGTTTCGGGATCACATCAACCACCCCGACGACCTCAAAGCCGAACACAACCGACAACGATCCTCTGAATCCGGATGATTCCGCCGGCGGCTTCGACGGTGGGGACAGCAAGAACAAGTGGAGCCTCGATAACGATGCCGCCTTCCTGGCCAAAAAAAAGAAACTTCGCCAGAAATTCGCCGACGGAGAAATCGCCACAGAACGCGAATACCAAGGGAAATTGTTGGCCCTCGAAATCACGGCACTCAAAGCCCGCCTCGCGGCCAATAAAGAATCCGGCGCAGCCCGGTCGAAACTCGAAATACAACTCACCGACAAACTCCTCGAACTGAAAAAGAACGAATCGGAGATCACGGATGCCAATTTTGAGACCGAAAAACTGAAACTCCGTAAACAATTCGTCGACGGAGAAATCGCCACAGAGCAGGAATACCAAAATAAACTGCTGGCCCTCGAAATCGCATTTCTCAAAACCCGCCTCGCCTCGAATAAAGATGCCGGGGAGGCCCGTGCGAAACTCGAAGCCCAACTTTCCGACAAACTGATCGAGCAGAAGAAGCGCGAGCAGCAGCAGGCCGAAGCGGCCGAGGACCTCCGCATCCAGAACATGACGAATGCCACGGACCGGGAGAATGCGGACTACGAGCGTAAAAAGAAACAACACGCCGGGAACGCCGCGGCCCTGGAACAACTCGCACTCGCACACAATCGGAACCTCACGAAGATCGAACTCCAACGGGCAACGGACGCCCTCAAGCAGGAAGAAAACGAATACAAGCAGAGCCGTCAAGTGATGCAGGAACGCCACAAGACGGAATTGCAGACCGCCACGCTCACCAAAACGGAACGGGCCCGGCTCAAACAGCAACAAATCAATGAACTCAAAGCCTTCGACGAGGAATACCTGCGCTCGACACTCACGCAGCTCCAAGCACTGAGTGGTTCCGGAATGATGGCCTTTCGGGACCTGAAAGGCGTACTCCAAACGATTGATCTCGACACGTCACTCCTCTCCGAGCAGGAGAAAAACGACCTCATTCGCCGCATCAAAGAGGTGGAAGGAGCTATCGACGCAGCGGCCGACAAGGTGGAAGAAGTTGGCTATTCCTTCACACAAAACCGGGGCGGGAATCTCTTCGGATTCTCTCAGGATGACTGGGCGCTGTTCTTCGATAACATCTCCGCCGGGAAATTCGGAGCCGAAGAAATGACGATGGCACTCTTGGCCGCAGCCGAAGCCGCCAATATGGCAATGGACCTATACGCCAGTTACGACAAAATGATGACAGCCAAGGAGAACGCCGAACTCAAAAAATACAAAAAGAACCAGGACACCAAGAAAAAGCAACTGCAATCCCGACTCGATGCCGGGCTGATGACCGAAGAACAGCACACCCAGGCCGTCGAGCAGATGGAGGCCGAGTACGAGCGCAAGCAGGAAGAACTCCAAATCAAGCAGGCCAAACGTCAAAAAGCAATAAGCCTTACTAATGCGACGATAAGTATGGCAGAAGGCATTGCAAAAGCGATAGCGGCCTACCCGTGGCCATTATCATTGATCCCTATTGCATTTGCGACAGCAATGGGGACCGCCCAGATCGCCATGATTTCCTCGACTCCAATCACCGGCGCCGAGGAAGGCGGCTTCCCCGTAGAGCGGGCGCAAGACGGCAAGAGGTTCAATGCCCACCTCGACCCCGATGCCCGTGGCTACATCGACCGGCCCACGGTACTCGTTGGCGAAAATGGCATGGAGTACGTCATTCCCAACGAGGCCATGAAGAACCCCACGGCCGCGCCGATCATCAACACGTTCGAAGCGGTGCGCCGGCGAGGACGCCTCCGGGATTTCGATTTCACGCAGACGCTACCCGCTATGATGCGAACAACCGGATATGCCGCAGGCGGAGCCATTTCCCCGGGACAAGCAATCGACACGATCAATGCAAGTCCGACGGTTTCCACCGCATCC